ACCACAGCGTTGGCAAATACCGCCGGCGCTGTTCTAGAGTATCGGTGGCACGCCGTTGTAGCTCAGTCGGTAGAGCATCTGATTCGTAATCAGGAGGTCGGGGGTTCGATTCCTCTCAACGGCACCAGTTATTTCGGGGCTTCCACTCCTGTCGGTTACCCCGGAATACCGGCTAAGCGTACTAAAGCACGTACTAAAATCACTCCGCTGATGGGTCCACCATCGGTTTGCTGTGGTCATAAACGTCCATCATCGATTCGGACCTGTGGCCAGAAGCGTCCTGTTTTTCAGCTCTCGTACCAGGTGTGTCGGTGATGCCGCGGCGTTTCAAGTCGTGCAGGCCGAATCGCTGATCTTCCGTAATAAACCCCTCTTCAATCGCGTTGGTGATGAACCGCTGCCAGGCCGTGTCCAGGCTCGACTTCTTCAGCGGCCCGCCATGCGAGGCCACAATCAGCGGCCTCATATCTGCGTGAATTGGCACCGGCACCGACTTCTTATCCCAGGTCGTCGCGCGCCCAGCTTTTGCCGCATCCACAGCCGCCCGGAGGCGTGGCATCCAGCGCACCACGTTGTCCCGGCTGCCTTTCCGTCGGTTGGTGACCAGGCCTTCTGCTGTCTCGTTGGCGTCGGTGAGCGTCACCGTCTCGATACCTCGAAGGCGGCAGAGATAGCTGATTTCCATAACGATCCACAGATATGGCGAGCACGCGCCCGGCCGGCCTGAGGTCAGCGCCCCCTTTTCCTGCGCCCGCGCAATCAGTGCATCCATGACGGCCGGCCCAGGCAGACGCCGGCGCTTACGCTCGCGGGGCGCCTCAATGCCAAGGGCTGGGTTGATGTCGACAAAGCCACGGTTTCTTCCCCATTGCATTACCCGGCGCAGGTAGCGCAAGGCGTGGGCAGCTTTGGAGGGCGTGCCGTCGGCGGCGATCTGGTCAACGATTCGCTGCACCAGGGGCGGCGAGAACTTCTTAACGGCCAGGTCGCCGAGCGGCTTCTGAAGCTTGGTGGGGTATTGCAGCAACACGTCGCGCGAGTAGGTGTAATCGTCCTTCGTGCTGTCGGAAAGGCGCTTGAAGTTGTCGCTGTCGTGAAATTGCTCGCACAGAAAACGAAGGCTGTCCCGGTCTACCCCGTTCAGCTCTTCGACTATTCGGTGCAACTCGGAAAGGGTGACGGCAGCACCGCACAGGTTCTTGCGCTGGCGCCGGCCGGCCTCGTTGTAATACAGGGTGTACCAGATGCCGCTCCCGCGGTGATCGAAGTAGACATCACGGGGCAGGGCGGTCTGATCGATGTGCCTGGGCATGTTCGGATTGTGCTGCCGCTTCCTGCCACGCTTCATACAATATCGGCCTCGTATTTCTCCACGGTGTCGGCTTTGATGCCGCCCGCCTGGTTGACCAGATCAATGGTGGTCCAGGGGCCTTTGCGCCCCAGGAAGATTTTGATGCCTTGCGAGCGCAGGGTGCGCTCAACATCGGAACGACGACTGTAGCCGGTGATGCGCTGCAGTTCATCGAACTCAAGCACTTGTGCTGCGCTCATGGGTGCTCCATGCCGCCCGATGGCGGCAGAAGGTGGGGAAGGGTTACAGGCTGAAGCGGCGGAACGCTGGTTCTTCTCCGATCAGCTGCTTCATGAGGGCAAAGGTTTTCGGGGCTGACTTGGCTTTGCTCCAGCCCAGGCCTACCTCATCAAGGAAGGTCGCCGACAGCTCTTCCCAGCGAACTGCCAATCCTGCCCAGGCGGTGCCGCGGGCGGCCATCTCGCCCATCCGCTCTTTCCATTCCGGAATAAGGTCCAGCAGCAGAAGGCAGCGGTTCAGGTCGTCAGGGTCGGATGGATAGCTCCAGCGCTTGTCCTCGTTTCCGGTCATGTGGCAATAGATGGCGCGGGATGACATGCCCACCTGGCCGTCCAGAAGCCACTTGGCGGCGCGTTCCGTCACCGTTGCCTCCGCGCCAGGCATGGTTGTGTCGTAGCCGAGCGGGCAGCCGGCAGCCTCCATGGCCTTTTCGCAGGCGGCCTCGAATTTCTTCTGGCTAACTTTGCCCTGCATCAGGTCGTTCATAACGGGCAGGATGGCATCCAGTTGGCGCTGGTTCAGGTCGTGCCCTTTGAGGTGAATGCTCATGGCAATGCTCCGCCCGCCGATCACCGGCAGGCTGTAGGGGAGTGGGGGTTAAGGAGTTGGAGCGAGGTTGTTCAACAGGCTGGCCAGCTTCGGGTGTAGCGCCAGGCAGTCGTCGTTTGGGTCCATGATTTCGTTGCGAGGATCCAGCAGCACCGCCATGCCAAAGGTTGCCCGGCCCATGCTCCCGCCCTTGGCTATTTCAATCATCTTGAGCAGGACGCTCTGGCACTGCTCGGCGTCGTCTACATCGAGCCATTCGAAGTCGTCACCGCTGGTCATAGACTCGGGTACGTAACCGTCGATCAGCTGATCGAGGCAGCTCGCGATTTGATTGGCTATTTCCAGATCCTGCGTACTTGCGCGCCCGACCTTCATAGCGCCGCGTCCTTCGAACGGTCGTGTTCAATGGCCTTGCTTGGGTCAGCGGTGCGCCAGTCCGGCCAGGTGCGTGACTCGTTCTTCAACTGCTTCGCCACCAGGGCGCTTACGATCTGCTGCGGTGTTGCGCCGGCGCGCCAGGCGCCGTCCAGGGCCAGAATGGCAACGTCGATCCATTCGCTAATGTCGTGTGGCGCCGCCTCGATTTCCTTCAGTTCTTTGCGGATGTGGTCGCACACACCGGCGGTGCGCGCGCCGGGGCCAAAGGTCTTTTCCGACCATGCCCGCTGCCGTTCCAGGTGGGTGAGCATGCTGAAACGCCGCGCCCACCAGCAGCAAGGGCCATCTTCGGTGTCGTGGATAGAGAGCATGAACCAGCCGTCTCCGGTTGGCTTGCTGGGCTCCCAGTAGCTGAAATCCGGTTGGCCTGCCTCGAAGAAACGCTCGGCCAGTTCCTGTGGCGCGTCCCCATCCATCTCCACCTGCTTCACGATCAACTGCTGTTCGGCCAGCCACTGATACACCGGTGCCATGTCCTCGTCTTCGAAGTTGGGCATGTCTGGATGAATCCACTCGCCATGCTCCCCGCGCGCCACCGGGGCGGCTTCGATCAGAATTACTGGCTGAACTGCTGGCGTATCGATCAGTGCGATTTGCTGAGTTTGAGACATGACTTCGTCCTTACCGCCGGCCAGTGCCGGCAGTTGATTGGATAAGTGGGGGTTTCGTTTTCTGGAAGGCTGGGCTCTACTTCAGGGCTCCAACCTCGACTACAAGGAAAGTGAAATGGGTGATGACTGGCACGAATTCTTCGAAGACCATCCGGAATATGCGCCTGAGCCTGAGCGTAAGCCTCACCCGCTCGAGCAAGCTCTAGAGCAGAAGCGCCGAGCGAACGCGCGCGAAGTTCAGGACCTGGTGAACCGGGCGCTGAAGGAACATCCGCCGAAGCGTTAGGGCTGTGGTGGCGGAAGCAGCTTGGTCGCGTGCTCAACCAGCCGACTTCCATCGGGCAGCAGCATGTGAGGCATGAACACCTCTTCGAAGGTCATCAGCTGGCATTCCACGGCGGTGACCTGGGCTTTCACCCAGTCCCGCAGCAGTGAGCAGACCGCAATCTGCGCGATGTCGGCCGCTTTCTGCCGGTGCTCGGCCACCGTCGAGCGCATGCGGCTGCTGTGCGGGTGCTCCTTCAGCCAGGCGGTGGCATAGCCGCCCCAGTGACCGGGCAGCGACACGGTGCGCCCGCGGTGCTCGAACTGCACCAGGGTTACCTGCTCCTTCGCCTTGTGCATGATCCCGTAGTTGTCGCAGCCGAACCGTCCGAGGATCTTCTGGATTTCGGCGAAGGCTTTATCGCCGCTGGTGGCGTTCTCGTAGGGCAGGCTCATCCGCGGCGCTCCATGTCGGTAGTGATGGCGGTCACCACAACGGGGCCAATGATCCGGGCATCGGTGGCGCGCTGGCCGTCCTTCGTGGCCAGCGCCTTGCTAATCCTGTTGATTGCCGCTTCCCGCGCTTGGTCGTAGACCTGCTCCAGCTTGCAGTCCGGGCCCCAGCTGCCGAGCCCTGTCAGCTCGATGGTTAGCTGTACCTTTGCACCGGTACTGGTGCGCACTCTTGGTTTGCTCATGCCGGCACCGCCTGTATGGCTGGTTCTTGTATCTGGTGGACACTTACCTTGAGGATGCCGAGCTGGGCGGCAATGTGGTGCTCAAGCTTGGCACCCTTGGAGTTGTGCCAGGCCGGGAGCAGGGCCAGGGTGTCGCAGGTGAGCAGCTGCGGGATGTCCTGGCGCATGTACTCAACCCAGGATGCTTGCGGCGGGTTCTCGGCAGGGTTCACCACGTCGTAGCCCAAGGCACGTAGACGGGCGGCTTCGGCGTTGAAGGCTGGGTAGTTTTCGTCGGGCAGGCCGGTCATAGGGCCGCTGAGGTAGATGCGCTTCATGCTGCTGCAGCCTCTGGTTTTTTCAATGCCGACTGCACTGCCTTTATGACGCGGCAGAGGTAGTCGTATTCGGGATTGGGTGCGTTGTCGAAGCTGAGGTAGTAGCGCCAGTCATCCCCGTAGATTGCCGACATGGTGTCGTCGTCCAGGGTGTAGGGGGTGTCATGGCCAACAAAGTGGTCGGCCCCGTCGAAGAGCTCCCGTGCCTGTTCTTTCTCCAGAGAGTCGAAATCCAGACACCGGCCGCGTCGCCTTTCGATGATCTTTTTCTTCGCTTTCGCGGCGAGCACTTCTGCATCGAACTTTCTGCTGTTCATCATCGGCGCGAGGCATCCTGCCAGGTAGTCGGCGTTGCACCAGTTGATGAACGTGGCTACGTCCTGGCCGCTCATTCCGCCCCAGTACGACGTCCAGCTTTGGCCGTAGATGCTGATCGTGATTTTCCCTTTGCCCGGCTCGAAGTCCTCGATAAAGACAGTGATGGGGTCGAGGGATGGCGCCCCGGTGATGACCACCTTGGTGGCCAGCGATTTTTCAACCTTTACCGGGTTGGGCTGATTGTCTGACATGGGGATACCTCGCCAGGGTGGCGTGACAGTGGGTAATGGGGTATTGGTTATGGCGCCCGGCATGGAGCCGGTACAAGGAGAGTCAGAAATGCCCAGCACAGACCAGATGCTCTACAACCAGCAGAAATTTTTAATTCTTTCTCGATTTACTGATGAAAGTGCAACTAGGAGCTTCACGCCTGCTTATGCATACGCCTGGGCCCACGATCTTTTTCCTGTTGGTTCGAACGGTGCTGAATGGCATCGCCCGTACGAGCATTGCTTTGCGATTCGAGAAGAAAAAATCGATTCACTTGCGCAGTTTCTGGACTCGTTGAATCTTGAGAACAAGACCATCACGTTTTATGAATTGGAAGATCATTACGACGTTCGAGGAAGTGGTGGTGAGTATTCCTGGGACCGGATGGAGCTCATCCACTGCTGCCGATATTTCCGTTTGCTGGAGTGGTTTGGCGATGACTTCTGGAAAGGATTGGTAGGGCACTCTAACTGCCCGAGCGAATCCCACTCCATCATGAACGGCTACGATGCAAACGACGTATTCTTTGAGTAGCACCATCTAACCCACCCGGCCGCATCGGGCAAGGAAGTGCCGGGGAGGGTTGGTTATTGCACAGCGATGATGTCGGCTTCGGCCATCTCACAGAAGAATGAGCAGGAGGGCAGCGCCTCGTTTCGGCGCGCCTCACCCTCGGGCAAATCACGGAGTGGGAAGCGCTGCCCGCTCTTCGGCCCTGACCGATAGCGCAGGAACCACGACCCTTCCCCAAGCTCATCTTGAACCTTGCACCGCTCTTCGAACTGTTCGGGAAAGTCTTCACGAACGGCCCGCCAGTAGCCTTCACCGCCCTTCACGCAGCCAATGCAGTTGGCGTTGTGATACCCCATTCGATAAATGAAAGGCAGCTCGATACCTGCGCGCAGGATCATGGCCTTGCAATCCTCTTTTCCTAAGCTGCGCTCAATGAGCGGCGCGATCACTGGGCGGTCGGGATTGCGTTGGCGGAAGTCATCCAGACGATCAACCTCTTCAACTGTGTATCCGAAGACCATCACGTCGCCGGGTTGCTTCCAAGTGTCCAGAAGTCGGCGCTTCAACAGCTTGGAACACGGGGCGCCATGCTGGCCCTTCATGTATCGCTCGCGGCGAAAAACCTGAGTGATATCGGCGCCGTATTTTTCGTCGGCCAAGACGGTGATGGGCCGCCCAAACCAATCCTGACAGTCTTCTAGGAAGCGGCGGTTATCGGCGTGCTCGTTCGCCAGGAATGCATTCACGATTTGCACGTCGTGCGTTGATCCGTATTCGGCCACCGCAAGCATGGTGGCCACCGCCGATGCGGCGCCGCAGCTGAACTGGCAGACGATTCGTGGTTTGGTCGTCATGCGGCTGATTCCTTGGAGTCGAGAAGGATGTCCATCTGCGCGGCACCATCTATCCAGGCTGTGTTCAACCTGGCCTGGGCCAGCGCGGCGTATTCGGGGTTGAGCTCGAGCAGAAGCGAGCACCGGCCTTCCTGCATGGCGACCAGGCCGGTGGTACCGGCGCCACCGAACGGATCAAGCACAAGGCCTCCGCGCGGCGCGCCGGCGAGAATGCAGGGCCTGATCAGGTCGGGCGGGAAGGTGGCGAAGTGGGCGCCCTTGAAACTGTGGGTTGGTACCGTCCACACGCTGCGCTTGTTCCGGGTCATGCTGTAGTCAACGTCCGGGCGGCAAGGCCGGTGCTGCGCGGTTTGGCCGTGCTCGCCAGCGGTTTGCTTGGTTTCTCTGGCAAAGCTGTTGCGCTTGCTTCCACGGCCCTGGCGCTCGGCACTCGCCCAGCTGGCGGCGTCCTTCTTTCCGCTGTCTGCCCAACCGGCTGGACGTACCGCGCGCGGCTTCGTTTCTTCGTCGAATCCGTGCCCGAAGCCAACGCCAGTCGGGGTAGAACCCCAGATTGCAGGCTCGCGGATCTGGTTCATGTCGCAGTGGTATCGGCGCGACTTGCTGAGCAGGAACAGATACTCGTGCGCCTTTGTGCAGCGATCGCGCGTCGACTCAGGCATCGGATTCGGCTTGTGCCAGATGATGTCCTGTCGGAGATACCAACCATCGTCCTGCAGCGCGAAGGCGAGACGCCAAGGCATGCCCATCAGGTCCTTATGTTTCAGGCCTGCCGGGATATGCCCGGACCGCCGCGCGTTGGCAGTGCGAACCGCAACATGGGGTGCAGGGCCTTGGTGGCCACCGCCGCCCACAGGACCATTCGGCCGGCTTGAATAGCTGTCGCCCATGTTCACCCAGGCGGTACCGTCCTTGCGGAGTACTCGCCGCACTTCGCGGAACACCTCGACGAGGCGGGCGATGAATTCCGCCGGCGTTTCCTCCAGGCCGATCTGTCCTTCGACGTTGTAGTCGCGCAGGCCGTAGTAGGGCGGGGAGGTCACGCAGCACTGCACGGACTCGCTTGGCATTGCCTGCAGCAGCTCCAGGCAGTGGCCAACCCGTATCTGGTGGGAGGGTGTCATTCGATACTCCAGGCAAAGCGCCGCCGTGCCAGTGCTGGTGGCATTCGGTGATGGATTCGGTTATTTGTGTCGCTCCACCGCGTAGACGGTGAGGGCAATTACTAGATGAATTTCGGAATTGACAGAGAGTTCGCTGCATCGCCCCAACAGTTGGCGTTGCGGTTGGGGGCAGCCATCGTTCTAGAGACGATGGCTGCGGTATCCCTTGCAGTTGCTTTGGTCTGGTGGGGCTATTCGCTTGACCGAGCCCAGGTGATTGCAGCTTTTGCAGGGCCGTTTAACGCCCTGGCCTGCTATATCGCATCTGACTTGGTGGTTTGGTGTCGGGCGAACATCCATGCCGACGAGCGCCGCACGTTTGTACCTGTGATGAATGTCGTGGCTGACCTCGCCAAATGGGTTGGCATCATCAGCTCCCTAGGTGCCTTAGCGCTTGCTGCCACCCAATGGACTTAGGCGTGATTCCACGCCGGTCTTGGCGAACTCTTCGAGCTGTCGCGACTGCTTTTCGGTGATAGCGAATTCGTGTCGCGACAGGGTGGCGAATGGTGCGACCTGCTCCGGCGTTGCGGCGGCGAAGTTGATCAGGATCGTCGATGCCGCTTCCTGCCACTCTTCGAACTCATACCGCTTGCAAAGGACGTCCATGGCGTCGAGCAACGCCTTCGACATGATCCAGTTGCGCTTCTGGCCGCCGATCCGCTTCAGCAGCTCTTTCTCGTTCCGCCGCTTCTCTACCTGAAGCTCCGCATTGCTCTTGGCCATGTCCTATCTCGCTGGGCGGCAGGGTGATATGCATCCGCCGCCGGTGGTGTGCTGCGCGCTTCATCTTGGGCGAGGCTGCTTCGTGGGAAAGTCGATGCTGTTTTCCTTTAGCAGCCGGTGGAAGCGTTCGTAGGAGATGCCGAGGGCCTTCATCACCTGGTTACGTGTCAGCCCCAAGCCCTTGCTGGCGTTGATGCGTTCGACGTCGGCCGGATCGTTGGTGCGGTCGATGTAGAAGTCGCGCGGCTGGAACTTGAAGCCGCCGGCGGCCGCCATCCTCCGCAGAGAATCCCTGCTGATGCCCAGGGCCCTGGATGCCGCCACCAGACTCATCGTTTCCGCCGCCGCCCGCGCCTTTTCGATTTGGTCCTTGCGGCGGTCCGAGGCAACCCGGCCCGCGGCAATGCGTTCCGTTGGCGGCCGGATCACCTGGGCGTGATTGTTGAAGCAGGTCGGCATCGGTGCGCCGATGCGGGTCGGTACGTTTTCTACGGTGCCGCCAGCAGCGAGGTACTGGGCCATGGCGTCATTCAGCATTGCGGATATCGGGGCTTTGAGCAGGTGGTCATTGCGGCCGATCATGCGCAGAGCTCCCCGCGCTCCATGCTGTCGGCAAGGGTGCGCGCTTCGGTGTAGGTGGGCCGCTCGCCAAGAACCCGGCCGGTATCCATGTCCTTCACTTCGTAGCGGCCAACACCTTTGATGTACACCTGGGTGCGAGGGAGCTGGCGCTTTTGTGCAGAGCGGCGCCGGGCGAGTAGCAGGGTGTGGAGCTGATCGATCAGGTTCATAGGTTGTGCTCGCATGGGATGGGTGAGGTGTTGCGTTTCAGCCAACCGCGGCAGGCGGCCCACTGAATGACCTGGTGGGCGGCGATCGCGCCCCAGGCCGGGGAAGTGCAGGCCAGCCAGCCCCAGTCGATGGAGCCGGAAAGCTTGGCCGCCAGCAGGAACAGCGTGGCGATGGTGTAGATGCTGAGGTACCAGCCGCATTCATCGTTCTTGGTCACGGTGCAGCTCCTGGGTGGAATTGCGTGCATAGGTCGCCACCCTGTCCGGAAGAGTCTTCCGCAAGGTCCAACCGGTAAGGTGGCGGCGTATGAAGGCGGGGAGGGAACCGCTACCGGGCATCCGTGCATCGGTAGCGGGGCATAACTCGTCTTCGCTCGATCGGCCACTGGTTGCCCAGCCGGTGCGCGGTCACACCTACGGCCTAAGGTTCCGCTGCCTGTCACGGTTCAATGCGCAGCCTTCAGGCTTGCCGCGCCCAGGGTGTGTTGTTCGCTAATGGCCCATGGCTAAACCCTCCGTTATTCGCTCACTGGGCAGGCAGTGGCCACCTATGGAAGCTGCATTGGAATGTCGGTCCAACCTGTTTGCGACTGGCTACGTCCGGGGCTTCGTATTGCTCGCCAATCCAGAATGCTTTTTTCATCCCCCGCCGACATTCCGATGCAGCCTCTTTCGAGGCGCTCGGGCCGTCTCTCCGGCTGTCACACTTCGGGCAGTTAACGACTCGCAGAGTGTCTTGGTCGGCGGGTCTCTCCCCGCTTGTCACGCGGCATAACCGTAAGCAGAAGGGCGCGTTTCCCGGTCTGCGTAGCCAGCGAGCTGGCGGATTTTCAAAACACAGGATCGGATAAGGCCTGACTTGCTTTGTATGTGAGGTGCAGCTTTCCGTCTTCGACGCGAATCAACCCTTCGTAGTGCAGGTCGGCTCTTAAGCGCGGCCCGATGGGCTCGTGGTCGTCGTCGAATATCGCTTCGGTGGCGTTGCCGCCGGTGTTGCGCACGTACTCGCAGGCACGTCTCAGGATGGGCGTCATCGTGGCTCTCCGTTGGTCAGCAGGCGCTGGCCAGCTTGGGCTGCTTCAACTTCGCTTCAGGCCGCATGACCTTCACGTCCTTTGGCGCCGCGATGCCTATGCGCACCTGGTTGCCGTTCACTTCCATCACCGTTGCGGTGATGTCGTCGCCGATCTGCAGGGTTTCGCCTACTCGGCGGGTGAGAATCAGCATGGTCCTTCTCCTTGGTTGGTTGCTTCCCGATGCACCCGGGTGAGCAGGTGCATCAGTGAAGATTCCTCAAACCAGGCTTTCCACTTCTGCAACTACTCGCGCTTTCTGCCGGCGCAAGATGCTGCTGAAGTAGTGGCTGAAGCTGCACTTGAGCACAGCCTCATCCGTCCCGATGGAACTCATAACGCTGGTACGGTCCGGGCTGGCCGCAAAGGAGACGTGACCATGCACCTCTCCGCTGGTGTAGCTAGCGCCACACAGCCCTGCTTCGCCGCCGTAGCTATGGATACCCTCAAACATGTGTCTTCCTCCTTGGTTGTCTTCCCGCTGCACCCGGAATCAGGTGCAGAAGTGAAGCTTTCCGTGTTGCGGCGGGGTTGGCTGTCAGCAATGGCTGGTGCTCACTCCGCTTATTCGCAGCGCCCACCGGGTCATTCGCTCAGTTCGGTCATCACCTCGTCCGCTGCCTTCCCCTCTGTTGGAAGGTGAAGCGGTACGCCGGTCGCCGGTAAGCGCTGCGTTTTGTTACTCCCCTGAATTTCTGTCGCCCGTCAGGAGATCGCTCGGGCTGCCTCGCCCTTGCGGGCTAGCTGTTCATGGCGCTGGTTGTTAAAGAGCGTTCCGGGTTGCCCCGAGGCATCGCGGCCTTGTTGGAACCAAGTTAACCATCGGTATATTTTAACGTCAATACCGATGGTTAATTTATTTTTGCAGGCTGTGCGTTATTCTTTTGCTGCTACTGTATGGGTATACAGCTAAAAGGAGCGGCGAATGGCCAGAAAGAAGTCGGCGGAAATCACGGAGAAGGTCGAGCTAACGGGGCTTGAGCGCCTGGGCCTGAGGGTGTCAGCAATGATCCAGTCGCCTATATCGCAGATGAACCGGAGCGTGTTGATTCACCGCCTGGACACGGATGAGGATGAAGCGTGGGATGGGGTGATGGGGCTGCTGGCCGAAACCGACGGGCTTCACCTGCTATTCGATGACGACGGCAACGTGATGGTGAGCTGGGAGAGGGAAGAGGGTGGGGTTTCGCCGCCCGTGCGCGAGGACGAATCGGTCACTGAGGCCGAGATTCCTTTCTAGCAGCCATAAAAAAGCCCCGCTCTTGGCGGGGCTTGAAAGTCAATTACTTCGGAGATGCAGTGGGCGGAGGTGGTGCCGCGGGTAGCTGCGGGGCCTCCTTAACAACCTGCATCGCGCTTATGGTGGTCGAGATGGCCGAAAAAACATTCGCCTGGTTGGCGAAGTAGGCCCCGACTACGATCGCGCCAACCCCAATTAGTTGAGCGACGACACTCGCCCAAAAATGCGTTTTTAGCGTCGCGGCCTCAGCCGCGGAACTATCCGCGCGGTTAGCAGCTGTTACGGCTTGCTCTGATAGAAGGCGGAATTTCTGGTTCCATTCATCGCTAAGAGTGATCGAGGAGTTCACCTGGGCCTCAACGCGTCTATCCCGCTCAACTTGCGCCGCAAGGAAAACATCAATTTTCCCCTCAACTAACTGGGAGCGCGATGCCATTCGCTCTTCAAGGAGTTGAAGTTTCGCATCCAATTCTTGGCGGCTGAATTCGTTCATGGAAGAAGTATCTCCCTCCCTTTGCGTGTTGTCAGCATTTGGTTGCGTATGAACGTCTGGGTGCTTGAATTGCGCACGGGACGCAAGCTGCAGCTTGCCTTTCACCGCTTCAGCGGTTGGCTCATCGCTCTTATTATATTGGGTCATTTTCCGGCTCATCGAGTTCAAGCTGGCCCTGAGCTTCTGGGTTTTGGGTCACCCATTCCTTAACAATTCGCGCCAAATGATGCCGCACATAGCCGCATTCATCACAGTAGAGAGCAAGCATGTTTACAAAGGAGGAGTGAGCAGCCGATTTGAGGGGGGTAATAAGCCGGTAGGCCTGATCGGGCTCCGTAAGGCTAAAAATTGTCCACTCGTTTGAGGCGCACGCCGGGCATGCAACCTCATCGGTTTTCTCCCTCAGAAATCGAATGAAGTCATCCCCGCTGACTGCGAATTTATGTTCGGCAGGCTTGTTGCTGTCCGACATGTTAGCTCCGGTAATAATACTTGGCGGTCGGTACGGACCGCTTAGATGGCCAAGAATCTAGCGACTTCAAGAAGGTTGAATTCGTTCCAGATCAAAGTCTTTTTGCGTTCCAAACCAATAGAACTCTGGCCTGAATGTAGGTTTCATCCACCCGAATTTCTTCTGGGGAGTGGAGAGCGTTGTCCGAGATCATTTTGAAGTGCTCGCCGCCCTTCAGCTGCAGGCGCTTGATGTAGAACAGGCCTTGCCAGGTGAACGCATAGATCCCGTCACCGGTGAACTCGCGGATGCTGGCATCCACGATCATGGGGTCTTTGTCCTGGATCGTCGGCGCCATCGACTGGCCGTCGCCGGTGATCATTTTCAGGTGCCGGGGGTCTTCGTACTTCACACCCAGCTCGCGAAGGTGCTGCTGGCTGACCGTGACGTCTTTGAATAGCTCGGGGAAGTCGTGCACCTGCTTGCCGTTGCCCATGGCGCCCTGGACGTCGTAGTGGGCAATACGGATCTCGTCGCCCACCGGCGCCCGGCGTGAGAAGTCTGCAACGATCACGTTGCTCTGGTCTGCCGTCCCGAGCGCCTGTTCGGCCAGCGACTCGGTAACGGCGTCGGCGATCTTCTGCCGAGTTTCCTCGGGAAGCCCTTTCCCGTGCTTCGCCAGCATCTTCTTCACCTGGTCCGCTGCACTCGAAGGCGCGGCGACGGCCTGTACTCGAGACAAGCCCTTAATTTCGTCAGCCAGGCGAGGGCTGAACGCTTCCACAGGGACTTGCAGCACTCGAGAAAGCACGGCCGCGAACTGAGCGTTCAAGGGGTTGATGCCTTTGAAATAAAGGTTCACAGCAGCCGGTGTCATGTTCGCTTCGTCGGCGATTTTCTTTTGACTGAGCTTCAGCTCATTCTTCTTGGCCAAAAAAAGCTCATGAGCAGCTGTGCACTCGGCGATGCGGTCGGCGGGGAGGATGCGTTTCTTTGTCATCGCGCGAATTTAAACCAATGGTTAAAAATAAGAAGAAACCATCGGTATTGATTGAGAGTTAACAGATGGTTAATATTGTGCCGAAGAACACCCCCGAGGCACGACCATGAATGAAACCACCCTCGCTGCATTTGTGGCTGAGAAAGGGCAGTCGGAAGCAGCCAGGCTCCTTGGCGTAACCGCCCCCGCAATCCACAAGGCGCTATCTGCGAAACGCGATATCCGCGTGCTTCAGCTACCTGCTGGTGGCTTCGAGGCGAAAGAGCTGCGCCCGTTTCCTTCGCAAAAAAACGCTGCTTAGCCGCTCCGGCGGCGCCGGCGTCTCGGTGGTTTAGAAAATTAGGTAGGGCCGTGTTGTTCATGGCTCCACGATAAAAGCAGGTGCGAACCATGAATACGTCCAACCTCAGACACTCCCTCAGCCGTGACCAGGTGCTGGTGGCCCACGCCGCCGAGATGATCGCGCGCACCAGCCTCAGCCAGGACGACTTCGCCGAAGAGCTGAGCCGCCAGATTCACCTTTCGATTCCTGACAAGGCCCGTGCCAAGGATGTGCCCGACTTCCAGGCCCTGGCCGGCACCAACGACACCTCGGCTTTCGTGAAAGCGTCGGGCAGCTGGCTGCGCCGGGTGAATCGTTGGCTGAGTGGTGAGGTGGAGTTGGCCAGCTGGATCGAAGAGGCCTGGGTGTTGGCGCTGGACGAAGAGCACCGGGAGCGCTGCATCAACGAGTTGGCCAGCCGTCACGGCCTGATCGGCGCCCGAGCTTCCGGCGTCGACGAACACCCGGTGACTGCCTTCGGCCTTTTCGTCGCTCACATGGGGCAGGCGGTGGCGAAGGGCAGCGATGTGCTCGCCGACGGCGTTATTGACGAATCCGACGTACCAAACCTGCCGGTGTTCATCGAGCACCTGCTGTCGGTGGAGGCCCGCGCCTGCGAGGTTCGCCGCCGTGCTGAGAACGTGCTGTCCGCGAACAGGGGGAAAACAACCCTCCGCGTGGCCGGCTAAATCGCAGGCACAAAAAAGCCGGGATTGCGGCCCGGCTTCTTCTACAGCAACAACGTTGTGAGGCAAATGTAATGGCACGAGCACGGAACATCAAGCCCGCGCTTTTCAAGAACGAAGTGTTGGGGGTCGCGGACCCTCTGCTGACTTTGTTGTTTGAGGGGTTGTGGCTGCTGGCCGATCGAGAAGGGCGGTTGGAAGATCGCCCCCTTCGAGTTAAAGGGGAGCTGTTCCCATACCGGGATGGTTTGGACATTGATTCGATGCTGAATTGGTTGGCAGAAAACGGGTTCATCGTTCGCTACCAGGTTGGCGCGAAGCGCTACATCGAAATCGATAACTTCGTAAAACATCAGAACCCGCACAAGAACGAACCCGAGTCGGAAATCCCTTGCGCCTCAGATGGTTGTATCGCTCCCGAGAAAATCGGAACGAGTACCGAATTAATCGGAAGTGCTCCGGCTGATTCCCTCTCTCTTGATTCCCCATCTTCTGATTCTCTGATTCCCCAATCACCCGACTCGCCACCAAAGGCGGCGACGGATCTGTTCGCCAGCTTCTGGAAGTTGTACCCGAACAAGGTCGGAAAAAAAGACGCAGCGAAGGCGTTCACCAAACTCAAGGTTACCCAGCCGCTATTCGACGTGATCGCCCAAGCCCTAGCGAACCAGGCCATGTCCTTGGCTTGGCGCAAGGACGGCGGCGCTTTCATTCCTCACCCCGCGACCTGGCTGAACGGTGAGCGCTGGAAGGACGAGCCCCCGGCGACCAACGTGCACCCGTTGCCGGTGAAGTCCACACATGTCGGTCTCAGCACCGTGAACCACGCAGACAACCTGGAGAGAAACAACGATGGCTCGTACCGGATCTGAGCGAATGATTGGCCAGGTGGTGGACTCTGCCCACGGGCACTGTGCACAACACGGTGAGTTCACCAACTGCCTGATCAGCCTGGTTGCCCAACGGCCGCCGGAATGGAGTGGGTGTCCTGTCTGCGCTGCCGACCAGCGAGTGGCCGACACTCAGGCCGCCCAGCGCGAATTGGTGCAGGGGAATAGGCGCGCAGCGCTCGAGGCAAAAATTGGGCGTAGCTGCATTCCTGCACGGTTCGCAGACAAGACCTTCGACGATTTCCGGGCGGTCTCCGATGACCAGCGGGCGGCGTTGGCGATCTGTGTCGACTATGCCGAAAACTTCAAATCCCACGCCAAGGTTGGGCGCAGCCTGATGCTGCTGGGGCACGTTGGCACCGGGAAAACGCTGCTGGCCACGGCCACTGGCAACCACATCATGCGTCAGCTCGGGCTCACCGCCTTGTACATGACCGCCGGCGGCGTCATCCGCTACGTGAAGGCTTCCTTCGATCGGGACACCAGCCACAACGAGCAGCAGGCGTATGCGCTGTTCGCCGGCCCTGACTTACTGATTCTCGATGAAGTTGGGGTCCAGAACGCCACGGAGTTCGAACGGACGGTGATGTTTGAGCTGATCAACTCCCGCTACGAAAACATGAAGCCGACCATTGTGATCTCCAACCGAGGCCACAGCGAACTACCCACCTACCTCGGTGATCGAGTGGTCGATCGACTGCGGGAGAACGGCGGCAAGCTCGTGTTGTTCAGTTGGGCATCCGCCCGTGGCCAGGTGGAGTGACCCATGACTGACGTGAATGTGCCGCAGCACTGGAAACCGAAACAGAACGCCGACGGCTCCGTGATTGCCGGCTGCTGGACCACTCCAGGCGGCTACGCCGTAGTGTTGAGTCAGCGCCCCTTTATGCCGGTCGCAGTGATCCGCGCTGGCGAGAAAATCCCCTTCGCTTATGTGCAGTCCATGGATGAAGTGCCGGTGTTGATAGCTGCCGACCTGTACGCCTCGATGTCCCCGGCATTCAAGAAGGCTTTCGACGCCTTGAACGGCTTTGCGGAGGCTGCCACATGCTGAAGGGGCGATCGGTCACCAAGGAGCAGAAGCGCTGGCACGACATGCTGGTCAACGAAGTGGGCTGCATCGCCTGCATCTGGCACGGCCGGGTCAACCACTACTGCTCCATCCACCACTGCGACGGCCGCACCAAGCCGCACGCGCACTGGTACGTGCTGCCGCTCTGTGAGTTGCACCACCAGCACGGCGGGGAAGGCGTGGCATTCCACCACAACAAATTCCGGTTTGAACGTCGCTACGGCACCCAAGAGGAGCTGCTGCAGCGCTGCTGCGAGTTGCTGGCGCGCGGCGGCCAGGATATCCCCGCCGGCTTTATGGCCTGGCTTGATGGAACGGAGATAGAAGCGTGAAAACAACCCTGCGAAAGCATCGCCACCACCCTGACGGCTGGAGCCTGAATTTGTGCATGACCTTCGAGAGCATGACCATTGCCGGCTGGGTGCCGAAAGGGCTGCATCTGCTCGAGCACCCGGCGGGCTACAGCATCACTGCGGAGTTCGGTTCGGTTGATGGCTTCCCCTGCTGGAAGTACCGCACCAACACGCCGGCCGGCACCACCCTGGGCACCTACGCAACGGCTGCTGGCGCTGCACTCTGGATTGATCGCGATATTCGGGCGGCCTTCCGTGCAGGCTAAGCGGCGCCTTCAGGCGCTCGGCAGGTTGCCCGCCGGCGAGATGAACAAAACCGAAAAGGCCTATGACCTGGTGCTTAAGCAGCGGCAGCTGGCCGGTGATATCCAGTGGTACCGGTTTGAGGGCGTGAAGTTGCGCCTGGCCAAGAACACGTTTTACACCGCCGACTTTTTTGTCATGGCCGCCGACGGGGTGCTGGAAGTGCACGAGGTGAAGGGCTTCTGGACGGATGACGCCCGTGTGAAGACCAAGGTGGCCGCCGCCGACTATCCGTTCCGGTTCTTGGGTGTGACCAAGGGCAAGGGTGGTGGTTGGCAGTTCGAGGAATTCTGATGGCGATACCGAAGCGGCATGGGCCATCCAGAACGATAGAAGTCGTCCCGTTGGGGCGCTGTGAGATCTGCCAGGGCGCCGGCGTGTTGAAGGGGATCTTTCACGAAATGGCCTGTGCCGGGTGCAACGGTTCGGGTCTGGTGCACAGAGAGACCGGCGGGGCACTGGCCGCTGAAGCGATGGTCACCCAGTTGAGGCTGAGGCTGAACCGTGCGAATCGGCAGATTCAACACCTCGAAAGCCAGCGGCCCAAGGTCGATGGTGCTGCAAAGGATTACGCGCAAGACCGAAACCGCCTAGGCACTGGCGGTGGTAACTGGACTGGGGACTGAGGGCGGCGGCGATGGAAGACACGAGAGACACAGAGGAATTGTTGGAGCAATGGGGGATGTGGGTGGTGCAGGGGTCGGGTGTGGCTTCCTGTTCTGTGATCGGAGTTCGCGCCACACCGATGATTACCGATGATCAGGGGCTGCTGATCGACCGCTTGGTAGGCCGGTTGGGTAATCGCTACCCTGAGTGCGGAGAGGTGATCCTGCGCTACTACACCAGCGGGTTGCCGCTGGATTCGTTGGCGAAGAAGCTAGGCATGGGAAAAGAGAAGGTTCGCCAGCTTTGGAAGGCTGGCGTTGCATGGATAGATGGCGCCCTTGAGGTTCGTCGCGAAGCTGCTTGACGGCGACCGGTCAAGAACTGTAGATTTCGTTTACTTTGCGGTTTTTCCGCTTCGAAAGCCCTGGCCTAACCGCCGGGGCTTTTTCGTTTCAGCCCTCTCCGTTTGCTTCCCCAGCGACGGACTTGCCCGATCACACCGGGCCTTTTATTCATGGAGTCCCCAATGGCAGAGCCAAGCATCACGCTGGTGGCTGGGCCTGCTGTCGTGGGTATCACCACTGCCGCGCTGCTGCCTGGCGTTGATCTCAATGCCGTTATTGGCGCCTGGGCTGGCGCTCTCTTCTTCGTGACCTGGGCCCGGAATCTCTCGGCCTGGGCACGACTTGGCTACCTCATTGTCTCCTGGATTGGGGGCTACTTCACCGCGGTGGAGTTGGTTGGTCAGGCTGTCACCAAATACACCGGGCTGCCCGCGCTGCTGGCCGCCGCCGTGATCGTTACTGCGCTGATCAGCGTGGTGGAGTGGTTCGCCGGCGGCGGCATGCCGGGATGGGTCAAGGCTGTCCTGGCCTGGATCCGTCGGGCAATGCCTGGCGCTGGAGGCTCGAATGGATAACGCCACGGCTACAGCTGTTGTGGTTGTGCAGCTCGATGTCTGGACTGCTCTTGCCGCATTGGCATGCGGTGCCATTAGCGCCCGCATCGTTACTTACCGCCGAGGTGATGCGCAGTACAAGCTGCGTGTGTCGCTCTGTGCCTGGGTGCTGGCTGCTGCAACAGGCTGCTACTCCCTCTCTGTCGTCCTGGGTGCGGCCGTTGGCCAGCCAGTAGACAGCGTGTCCCCTTGGCTCGTGGTCGTGCTGCTGGTCCTGCTCGGCCTGGTGTTCAAGGCTCGTGGCAACGTGGCCAGCATCCTGCGTCTCGACTGGACCAGTCCTTGGTCAGGCGCCGAGCGGAGAATGCGGGAGCACCGCTGATGCCGTCACGTCCAGGGCGCATCTGCACTGAGCTCGGGTGCGGTAAGGCCACAGCTGCGGCATCGCACTACTGCCCAGCCCATAAGGCGGTGGTAGATGCCCGACGTGCCGAGCGCATGAAGGTGGTGCACAAGCAGTACAACCAGAAGCGCGACGAGTCCGACGCTTTCTACAAGACAGAGAAGTGGCGCAAGTTCAGTCTCTACTATCGACGCTTGCACCCTCTGTGCCGCGAGTGCCAGGCGAACGGTCGCACCACTGCTTCCGCCCTGGTTGACCACATCAAGGCCTACAAGAGCCACCCCGAGCTTGCTTTCGACTGGACCAACGTCCGGGCGCTATGCAAGCCATGCCACAACCAGGTGGGTGAGCGCGTGGGTCTGGCTACGAGCTGAAGGGGGGGGAGGGGTAAAACTTCCCATAAATACGCGTCCCGAACGACGGGGGGAGCCAAATTTTCGCGCCGTCAAAATTATGATTTGAAAATTTGAGGTTTTGAAAAATGGGACGGAAGGCGACACCTCCCGCCCTCAAGGTCCTGGCTGGTACGAATCGCCCTGATCGTGAGGTCGCGGACGTACCTGAGTTCGATCTGATCGATGATTTCCCCAGTCCACCCCAACACCTGAACGTCGACGGCGCCGAGATGTGGAACAACCTCGGCCCGCAGCTTGTGGCTGCCCGCGTGCTCCAGGTCGTGGACCTCTACTCGCTAGAGCAGTTGTGCTTCGCGTGGCAGTGCTTCCGAAAAAAAGCCAAGGCCGATATGGAGGCGACGGCCGCCGAGCTGACGGCATTGAAGGCGCTGTTCTCTGAGTTCGGAATGACACCCGCCAGCCGGCGCAAGGTTGCATCCGGCGGTGATAAAGCCCCTGCAAACAAGTTCTCCAGCAACGGGAGACCGACGAAGGCCTGATTTAAATGGCGAATGACCGCGACTATGTACAGATCGCGATCGACTACGCCAAAGGGGCCATCGCTGATAAGAAGCGGAAGAAGCACGGCAAGCTTATTCGCCAGGCCGCCAGGCGGTTTTTGGATGATTTGAAGCGCGCGAAGAAGCGCAACAATCCGTTCATCTTCGACACCTGGCACGCAAACGACCCGTGCGACTTCATCGAGAAGTTGCCCCACGTCGAAGGCAAATGGGCGAAGCCAGAAATCGAGATGCACCCGTCGCACATTTTTTTTGTGGTGCAGCTCTTCGGTTTTCGAAAGCGCGACGGGGAAGAGATAGAAGGGTGGGGCTACTTCCGACCGCGTCGCTACAGCTCGGCGCTGTTTGCTGTGGCCAGGAAGAACGCGAAGTCCACATTGTCCTCCGGCATCCTCCTGTACTGCGAGTGCTGCGAGCCGGAGGAGGGCGCCCAGGTCATCAGCGCGGCGACCACGTTCCCGCAGGCATCGATCATCTTCAACACAGCCAAGCGGATGGTGGAAAAAACCATCGAGCTCCGCGAGGCGTTCGGGCTGGAAGTGTGGGCGAAGGCGATCAGCCGGGCCGAGACCGGCGCCACGTTTAAGCCGATCCATGCCAAGGCCAGCACCCAGGATGGCTTGAACCCGTCGCACGTTGGCCTAGACGAGATCCACGCCCACAAGAACGCCGATCTGCTGAACGTGTTGACGTCGGCCGCCGGCGCCCGGGCGAACCCGCTGTGGCTGTACACCACCACCGAGGGTTACACGAACCCAGGTCCCTGGGCTGAAATTCGGATGTTCGCCAAGAAGCTGCTGGCGGGCGTATTTGGAACAACGGCCGACCACTTCCTGGTGGTGTTCTACGCGGTCGATGAAGAAGACAAAACCGAAGGCATCAAGGCCGACGAAGAGTTTGATGAGCGGGTTTGGATCAAAGCCAACCCGCTGATGGACGTGAACCCGCACCTGCTTGCCGCCATCCGCAAGGAGGCTGTAGAAGCCAAGCAGATGCCATCGAAGCTGGCTGAGTTTCGCATCAAGCGGCTCAATCGGCCGGCATCGACAGCCAGCGGCTGGATTGATTTAACCAAGTGGAACAAGTGCAGCGGGCCAGTCGATCTGGCCTGGCTTGAGGGCTATCCCTGCTGGGGTGGTATGGACCTGGCGTCCACCACCGACCTCTGTTCCTTCCGCCTGGTGTGGGATGTTGAAGGCGTTCTGTATACCCACGCCTGGCGCTGGGCACCGGAAAGCGCTGTGGCATTTCGCACCGAGCGAGGCACGGTGCCCTACGCCGGCTGGGTTGCTGAAGGGCTACTGATTCAGACCCCCGGTGACGTGACCGACTACCGCGAAATCGAGCGGGTCATTCTCGAACAGCACGAACGCTTCAACATCCAGCAGCTCGCCTACGACAAGTGGAACGCCATGGAAGTGGCGATCCGGTTGGCCGAGGCAGGCGTTCCAATGCTGGAGTTTATCCAGGGGCCGAAAAGCTACCACCCGGCCATGCAGGCGCTGGAGGTGGCCTACATCTCCGGGGCGCTTGCCCACGGCGGTGACCCAATCCTGAACTGGTGCGCTTCCAACCTGGTGGCCAGGCGGGACGACAACCTGAACATGGCGCCGGACAAGAAAAAATCTGCCGACAAAATCGACGACATGGCTGCGCTTCTTATGGCGGTGGCCTGCGCTCGGCTTGCGGTGGATTCGGAACCTGACGTCGATGAATTCCTAAATCAAATGCTGAGTGCGTAATGGCCGATACCGACTACACGATTGACCTGCGCACGCGCAGTCCTTTCTGGGCGCGTATGGCCTCCTTTTTTGTGGGCGGCCGCCTGGCCACGCCCGAGAAGGGGTCTCAGCTTGGGCAGACTTCCGCTGGCGGAACCGTTGGCGATTCCACGCTGACCGATGAGCGCTCGCTGCAAATCTCTACCGTGTGGGCATGCGTTCGTTTGATCTCTACCGTCAGCGCGGTGCTGCCGCTGGATATCTACGAAACCAAGGATGGGAACCGGTCCAAGGTCGGACTGGCGAATCCGCTGGCCCGCCTGCTGTGCTACGCGCCGAACATGTTCATGACCGCGCAGGAATTCCGCGAGGCCATGACCATGCAGCTCTGTCTTTACGGGAATGCGTACGCGCTGATCGAGCGCAATTCGGTAGGCGACCCCATTTCACTGCTGCCGCTGATGACGGTGAACATGGACGTGCGTCTGGAGAATAAGCGCGTGGTTTACCGGTACCGGCGTGATACCGAATACGCCGACTTCAAACCAGCCGATATTTTTCACCTGAAAGGGTTTGGCTTTAACGGCCTGGTTGGCCTTTCGCCGATCGCTTTCGCCTCCCGTTCGGCCGTGGTCGCGGTGGCGATGGAAGACCAACAGCGCGATTTTTACGCCAACGGCGCCAAAGCCCCACAGTTGCTCATGACGGGTGACAAGGTGCTCAACAAAGAGCAGCGAGCGCAGGTAGAGGAAAACTTCAAGGAGATCAGCGGCGGCCCTGTCCGCAAGCGTCTATGGGTGTTGGAAGCGAACTTCACCGCGCAGCCGATCGGGGTAAGCCCGCAAGATGCCGAGACGATGGCCGCCCGAAAGTTTCAGGTCAGCGAGCTGGCGCGGTTCTTTGGCGTTCCGCCGCACCTGGTGGGTGACGTTGAGAAATCCACCAGTTGGGGCTCGGGCATTGAGCAACAAAACCTCGCCTTCCTGCAGTACGTCTTAGCCCCTTATCTGGTCCGGTGGGAGCAGTCCATTTGGCGCTGGCTGGTGAAGCCGGCCGACATCGAGCGCTACCACGCCGAGCACAACATTGAAGGCCTGCTGCGTGGCGATTCCACTGCGCGTGCCGCGTTCCTCAAAGTGATGATTGAGTGCGGCCTGCTCACCATCAACGAAGGTCGTCGCTTGGATAACCGTCCACCGCTACCCGGTGGGGATGTGGCAACGCGCCAGTCGCAGAACATACCGATCAATCAACTTGGCCAACCGAACCCCGCACCCAGCGGGGTTTAGTTTTTCTGGAGGCAAGTATGCCAAACATTTGCAAAACGCTCGCCTTCGAACAAGCCGAGATCAAGTTCGCTAGCTCCGGCGCAAGCACCTTCGAGGGCTATGCCTCGGTGTTCGGAGTCGTTGATGGTGACGGCGACATCATGCTTCCAGGCGCATTTTCAAAGGTGCTTGGCAGCCAAAGTCGCCAGGTCTCGATGCACTTCAACCACCGCACCTGGGAAATCCCGGTGGGCAAGTGGTTGACGATCGAAGAGGACAGCAAAGGCCTGCTGGTGCACGGCGAATTGACGCCTGGCCACGCTGGAGCCGCCGACCTGCTGGCCGCGATGAAGCACCAGACGGTGGGCGGGCTTTCGGTTGGCTTCGGCGCCACCAAAGACGACTACGACCGCATCGCCACCGGCCGCTCGTTCAAGAGCGTTTCCCGTCTGAGCGAAATCAGCATCTGCACTAACCCCGCCAACGAGCTCGCGACCATCGCTTCGATGAAGAGCCTCGAAGGCGTCACCACCATTCGTGACGCGGAGCACTGGCTGCGAGATGCAGCTGGGTTTTCCAAGGCCGAAGCGCAGGCGGTCATCGCCTGCATCAAGTCCGCAGTTCGGAGCGATTCCGAAGGCGGCGACGAAATCGCCGCGCTCGTCGCGAGCATCAGTAGCTTCCCCTCCAAACTGAGGACATAACCCATGGATCTTGCCCAAATTCAGCAAGCGATCGAAACCGCTCAGAAGAACATGCAAGCGCTGTTCGACGAGCAGAAGAAAGAAATCACCGATACCGGCGCGGTCAGCAAAAAACTGCAGACCGACCTTCAGACTGTCACCGACGAGCTGAAAACCGCCGGCACTCGTTTGTTCGACCTGGAGCAAAAGCTTGCCGCTGGCGCACCTGATCAGGAAAACAAAAAGTCCTTCGCCGAGCGCACCGCCGAAGATCTGATGAAATCCTGGGACGGTAAAGCCGCCAAGGTCGACGTTAAAACCTTCAACAAGGTACTGGGCAGCGGCGCGGCTTCGGCCGGCGGCTTGGTTGATGTGCAGCGTAACCCGGGCATTCTGATGCCAGGCCTGCGCCGCCTCACCATTCGTGACCTGCTGGCGCAGGGCCGGATCTCCAGCAACTCGCTTGAATACGTTCGCGAGAATGTGTTCACCAACAGTGCTGCGCCAGTTGCCGAAGGTACTCTGAAGCCAGAGTCGAACCTGACCTTCACCAAGGAAACGGCGAACGTCAAAACCATCGCCCACTGGATCCAGGCCTCGCGCCAGATCATGGACGACGCACCGATGCTCGAATCCTATGTAAACGACCGCCTGATGTACGGCCTGAAGCTGGTTGAAGAAGGGCAGCTGCTGAACGGTAGCGGCACCGGAGACAACCTGTCCGGCCTGAACACTGTGGCGACCGTTTACGACACCACCCTGAACGCTACCGGTGACACCAAGGCTGACCAGATCGCCCACGCGATCTTCCAGACCAGCGAGTCCGAGTTTGAAGCCTCCGGCATCATCCTCAACCCGCGCGACTGGCATTCCATTGCGCTGCTTAAGGATGGCGAAGGCCGCTACATCTTCGGCGGTCCAGCCGCGTTTGCTGCTCGCGTCATGTGGGGTATGCCAGTGGTTGCCACCAAGGCCCAGGCCCAAGGCACGTTTACTGTTGGCGGCTTCGACCTGGCGTCGCAGATCTGGGATCGCATGGATGCCACCGTCGAAATCAGCCGCGAAGACCGCGACAACTTCGTGAAGAACATGCTGACCATCCTGTGCGAAGAGCGCCTGGCACTGGCTCACTACCGCACCTCCGCCATCATCAAAGGCACCTTTACCGCTCCGGCGTAAAGGTCCGCCTGTTGCCAATGAGGGCAGGGCCGGTAACGGCCCTGTTTGCTGAATGACCAAAATCAAAGCACTCCGCCAGTTCTCGCACTTTCACCTGGGCACGGTGGACGAGGGCGAGGTGAAGAACGTAGCGGATGACATCGCCGAGGCGCTTATCGGCATGGAGTTGGCCGTTGAAGTGGACGCCGATGAGGCGCCGGCCGATCCGCCCAAAAAGGAAACCAAGAAGAAATGACCATTGATGCTGCCACCCTGGTGCCGATCGAGCGCATGCGCGAGCACCTGCGCCTCGAATCGGACGACGACAGCCAGGATGGCACCATCCTCCTTTATGCGAATGCTGCCCTCGGGTGGTGTTTGTGGTTCTGTGACGAGCCGCGGTGGCTGACCTCTGCGGACGTACCAAGCCAGGTAGAAAGCGCGATGCTGTTGGTGCTGACCGACCTCTTCGAGCATCGATCCAGCCAGAGCGAATTCCAGCTGTATAAGAACCCCATGGCCGAGGCGCTGTTGTTCAGCTGCCGCAACTGGTCCGGCGCAGCGCCGGCGGTGGTGGAGTGATGGAGGTCGGGCGACTGAACAAGCGCGCCACCATCCTGGTCCTTGGCGCGGATTTGGTACCGAGTGAGCTCGGCGGGGTATGGCTGGGCATCGCCAGCAAGGACGCGGCTGACATTGCGGCCGCACCAGGTGTACGCAGCCTGGCCCGTGTGGATATCCGGGCCAGGTACAGCGATCGCCTGCAGCAGGGCCGCTACCTCAAGCATGGCGATCGCTTGTTCTACCTGACGAGTGTTCGCGATCCGATTGGCACCAAGGCCGAGCTGCGGTGCTCTGCTGATGAGTTTGTGGGTGAGCCAGCGCTTCGGCGCACACCAGGCTGCCCGGATGCACCTTGCCGTATCCAGCTGAACTACGAAGCGCCGTATCTCGATCCAGATGGCCAGGCCACGTCCTACCGTATTCGCGGCGAGGTGGTGCTGATCGAAACCGGCCGGGTGCAAGTAGACGACCAGTTCATCGTCGGCGCCGAGATCTACAACGTGATCGCCTATGACGAATCCAGCGATGACGGCGTGGTGCGCGCGGTCTGGCTGGAGCGTCTCTGATGCAAGTCGGCGTTCGCGTGGTTGGGGTAGAGCTTGCTCAGCGCCGGCTCGAAGCACAGTCCAAGTCGGTCGTGCCGGTGCTGCGCGGTACGTTGAACACCGGCGCTACGGCAACCCGCACGGAGCGGTATGTGAAGCCCCTGCGGGGAACGATCAAACCGGCCCAGGCCAGAAAGGCCTTGCGGGTAAAACGCGCGAACAGCCGGCGGTTGAATAGCCGAATCATCCCGTCATCGTCCGGGGTGCCGATCACCAACTACCAGTCATGGGGGTTTGATCCCATCGACGCGACCCGCGCCCGTATCTGGGTGAAAGGTCCGAACGGAAAGAAGGTAGCGGCCGGGTTCGTGAACCCGAGCAGCCGAGGAAAACTTCCTCTGGCGAACATGTCGTCACGCGCCCGGAACAAATCAACTGGCTCCAAGGCGTATAGCTACAAGGTGCCGCTGGGCGAAGCGATGGCGCCGTCGGTTGCCTACTGGTTCAAGCAACTGAGCGGCAACCAGACCATCCGCTGGACAAACATCTTCCTGCAAAAAGAGTTCGAGAAGCGCATCCGCCGCGAGCTCGCGAAGGGCTGAGCCCGCGCATACCCCGGAGTTTCCCCATGACAGTGGCCACCGAGCTGACCCGAGCCATCGAAGCTCGGTTGGAGGCTATCGCCCCCAGCAATGGATACAAGACAGCGCTGAAAGGGGTGTTCCTTATCAAGGCCGTCGAAGACAAGCAGCCAGCGCCTTACGCGCTGCTGCGGATCGCTGACGACCAGACCTTGGACAAACTCCCCAGGACGGCGAAGCGCCAGGCTTCGTATGAGGTTGAGGGCGTTTTCCCTCGCTCCGCGACCTTGATCGAGATGCAGCTTTTTCACGACGACGTGCTTCGTGCCCTGGGCTGGGCTGGCGGTGAATTTGATCGCCCGATTCCAGGCCAGTGCAAACAGGACAGCGTCGAGTACCCGAACGAGCCAGGCGCAACGCAGCGCCGGGTGATCGTCATGTTCGATGTTGAGTACGTCGAGCAATACCAATAACCGGGCGCCGCCCACAGGAGAAACAAATGAGTGGTCTATTTACTGGCCTGTACTACGGCCGCGTACACGTGCGCCCGAAAGGTTCCACCTTGCCGCCCTTCGAGTTCGGCCCGTTCCGCACTGTGGCGTTCACGCCAGAGCTGACGGAGCTGACCATTGCCGATCCGCGCAGTCGCTCGAACAGCGAGCTGGACGGGGTCAGCCGTGCTTCCGGCGGCACCCTGGAAGGTGAGCTCCTGGAGCTGCCACCGGAAAGCCTGGCCGCCTTGCTCGGCTCGATCAATGTGTCTGTCGCTTCCGGCACGGTGGCTGCTGAAACCAAGGCCGCAATGGTCGGCCGCACCATCATCACCGACAAGCTGCCGCTGGCCATTACCAGCCTCACCAGTGAGGACGGTACCGACGAGTACGAAGCCGACGTCGACTTCGTGAAAACCCCTGGCGGTATCCGCATCCTGCCGGGCGGCCAGCTGGCCACCGATATCGCGGCTACCGTAGCTGATGCTGACGGCAACAAGAGCCTGCTGGTCAAGTACGCCTACACGTACCCGAAAACCAACCTGGTCGAAGCGTTCATCCAGGGCCGGAAGTACTACGAGGTTTTCATCGAGACCACCAACGAAGCCGGCGAGCTGCAGAACCGCCGCGTAAAAATTCGTCGCTCTCGAATCGGCTTGTCCGGTGAGCTTCCGCTGATCAACCGCGACGACTTCGCGGTCGTGGGGGTGACCTTCACGCTCTCGGAAGATCCGGACTTCTTCGGTGCTGGCGAGTCGGCGTTGCTCAAGTGGGAAGAAACCAGCCCGGACTGATTGGTTTGACCGTGGGGTTTGTGTAGATTCCCTTCCACAACTATGTGGGAGGGATACCCGTTGATCTGTCCAAAATGCGGCTACGAACCAACACTGAATGAAATCGGGGAGCACCCCGGAAAGTGCCCGGCCTGTGGCGTCTTCTATGCGAAGGTTGCAAAGCCTGAGGCCTCGATTGACGTCCCGAGAAATTATGCGCCGAGCCCTGGCAGAAGAGATCCTCGGATATATGTCGTGGTCGCGCTTTTTGTTGGCTTGATTTTTGGTTATTTTGCTGGGCGTGAACACATCAAATATGAGTTCCGGTCCGCTCTGCAAAGTTCTTTCGGGGGGCTTTCAAAAGCTTTTGGAGGTAATACAGCTCCGAAGCCCTCAGAGTCGAAGCCTACGGCAGTTCCTGAAGTGCCAAAGGTGGTTGAAGTTAAACTTCTTGATAAGGGGTTTAGAAAGGATGAGTACCAAGAGTTCATAGAGTTTGGAATCAGCATATCCAACCTGACGGGTAAGCCGATCCGGGCCTTTGATGGGAAAATAGAATTTACGGATCTCTTGGGGAATGCCCTACTTATTAGCAATATATCGATCAATGATCCATTGGCGGGTAACGATACTGTCAGATGGGATGGGCAGATAAAGTACAATCAGTTCATTGATGCGCACACCCGATTCAAGAACGCAGAGCCACAAAACATAAAAGTGAAATTCACGGTGGGCAAAGTTCTGTACCAAGACGGAACTCTTGTTCAGTGAAATTATTGAAGTATCGAAAACCCGCGAAAGCGGGTTTTTTTATGGAGTGAAGAATGTCCGACCTAGAGGTTTTGTTTCCCGAACCGCATGTGGTGGTGGTGATGGGAAGTCGAGTGCGAATCAAGCCCGTCACGCTTGAGAACTTCGAAAAATTTTCGAAGATGGGGGCCGCTACGTTTGCGCTACTTGCTGATCCAGCGCCGATTAAATACTTCGAGTTCAGCAAGAACACGGCTTTGCTCCAAGGGATTCTGGCTTGCTGCACGACCCTGAGCTGGCGCCAACGACGCAAGCTGCCGGCCGCTGCAGCCCTCGAGCTCACCCTCCACGTGCTGCGGGTGAATGCCGATTTTTTCGACCAGGCCCTACTGGCTCAGGCAAATCAGCTGGTTGGGCAAGTTCAATCCAGGCCCTGATCGGCGCGGGCCACCAATGGGCCGACGTGAAGGGATACACGCTCGCCCAGCTTGAACTCTGGGTGGGGGCGGTTGACGGGCATCGAAGAAAGGCAGAGCGCTCCATGGCTACGGCAGCACGTTATGCCAAGGCCAAAGAGCAGGTGTTCTCCCAATACATTCAGAGGCTGAGCAATGGCAGATAGCAAAGTCAAAACGCAGCTCATTATTGAGGGCAAGAACACATCGCAGAAAGCCTTTGCTGAAGCGGATGCGTCGTTCGACAAGCTGAGCAAAACGGCCGTTAGCGCGGGGGCAGTCATTGGCGCCTCGCTCGCTGTTTCGGCAACCGCGTTTGCAGCCTGGGTGAAAAGCAGCATCGACGCGATCGACAAAACGGACGAGTTGGCAGAGCGGACAGGCTTCCTTTCATCGCAGTTTGCGGGTCTGCAGTACGCCGCGAAGTTCGCAAGCATGGGGCCTGAAGACCTGGCTGCATCCCTGACCAAATTTAACCAAACTATTTCCAAGGCGGCCGGTGGCTCAAAGGCCCAAGTCGCTACGTTCGGCAGTCTGGGCATCTCCATTCGCGATGCGGCAGGAAATATCAAATCGGCTGACAGCCTATTTTCCGAAGTTGCTGATCGATTCGAAAAAATGCCGGACGGCGTTCAGAAGTCGGCATTAGCACTTCAGCTATTTGGGAAGTCCGGCGCCAAACTTCTTCCAATTTTAAACATGGGCGCCGCTGGCCTTCAGGAGCTCAAGGACAAGGCGGAAGAGCTTGGTCTGGTTCTTAGCGAGGCTGACTACAAGTCCGCCGCCGCGTTCAATGACAGCTTGGATGTCCTTGGATCAACTGCCGACGGCGTCGGTAACAAGATCGCGATCGGGCTACTGCCGACGCTCAATACCTTGACCGGCTTGTTGTTGGACTTCAAAAACGATGCCGATGGTGCCGCAACCTCCGCCGGCTTTCTCGGTGGCGCTCTCAAGGTGATAACCACCGCAGGCATTGCATTGAGCGCAGCGTTTCAATTTGTGGGTACTTACCTTGGTGCCCTCGCGGCGCAAGCGGCAGCGGTAATGAAGGGCCAGTTCCAAGGGGCGGCCGATATCAGCCAAGACTCCACCGCAGAGATGGCCAGCAACATCGAAAAGGCGATGTCCAGGATCAACAAAATCTGGAGCGATGAATACGCGAAAGAAGGCGCAATGGAGGTAGAGCGTCAAATCAAGAAGAAAAAAGCAAACGAGGAAATCGTCAGCGATCAGCAGCAATACGTAGATGAAATCAAATCCCTCAACGCCGAACTGGTGAAGGACGCGACTGCTAAAAGCAAATCGATTATTGCTTCGCAAAAAACAGAGATCACAGCACTCAAGAAGCTCAAACAGGACCGAGTTGATATTGAGGCCCGGTACACCAAGGCAATGGCCTCTTTTTCTACGGCGAGCGGAGACCCTGGCGGCAGCTATTCGGCGGCCCAAGACCTGAAAATATCTGCCAGAGACGCACTGAATAAGGGTGACTTCAAAACCGCTGAGCAACAGGCGCAGGCGGCGTTGGAGATGCTGAGTAATCTGGCCTCTGCTGGGGAGAATACCTACGGGTTCAAAGGTGTCGCCGAGGAACTTAAAGCCATTGAATTGGCTGCAAATGGCGTTGCTCAATCAGAGGCCGAGCGGAAAATACTCAACATGGGGCTGGCCGCCACACAGCTCAAAGATCAGCTGGATGATCTGAAAGAGGTGAACATCTCGGTAAATCTTCCTCCTGAGCAGATTGCCGCTGCAGTAGCGCAGGCAACGGCGCTTGCAGCGACGTTGGGGAAGACCTTGGTGATTCCAGTCCAAGTCACTCCTGTGGCCAACACCGCCGCCATCGCCGCCGGTACTGATGCAGGAACCGCTGCTGTTCCGGGCTACGCCACGGGCACCAACAGTGCGCCGCCGGGCATGGCCTGGGTCGGCGAGAACGGGCCGGAGCTGATGCAGATGGGGGGCGGCGAGCGCATCTATCCGGCCGATATTTCGCGGCGTATTGCGTCGCGCATGGCGGGGCTGAATATCCCCAGTGTTCTCGACAGCACATCGGCCGCGGCTGCGGCGGTTACGCCGGCGAGTGGGCGAGACCTTGGCACTGTGCACCTGAACGTCGGCGGCCAGGCAGTCATGTTGCAAGGCGAGGCAGATGCTCTCAATCAAATCCAAATGCTCCGCGTGAAGCGCGGCCGCAACAGAACCTGATTCCCCGGAGTATTTAGATGGAGCCCAATTACCCACGTGTTGAGTTGGGCGGGGTGCCTATCGTCATTGATTCGGGTGCGCCTGACCAAAGCAGCGATCCTATTTTTGGTGAGTCGATTGTCCGCATGGGCGAGGGCGGCGGGGTAAAGCTGAACCACTGGGGCAAGGCATCAGGAAGCATCAGTGGCGAGGGGTTGTTTTCCTCGGGCCTGGACGGCCTGGACTTTACCGGGCCGCTGCTGCTCAAGCTGACCATGCCGGAATGCATTTCCGATGCAGGCCGAGTAATACCGCTGACCAGCACCCCGCGGGATGACGTCGCGCCATGGGCATATGCCATGGTCGACGGCGAGCTGGTGCGCAGCCCCTGCGTTCTCGCTGGCCAGGTTGTAACGGTGGACGCTGTGGCTGGTGCTGAGCGCTACCTAGTTGAGTGGATGCCGATGTTTACCGTGTTCGCTTCAAAGCCACCGAAAAGCTTTAGCCATGGCGCGCGCCGCTACAGCTGGCAAATTGACTGGGAAGAAGTCTGATGCAGCTCAACGGATCGCCTTTAAACGCGCTACCGCTGAATGCCTTGGCCGCCGCTGTCACCTACACAGTTCCGGTCGTAAAGGGTGATTCATACCGGTGGAAGCTGCTGGTGTTGATCGGCGGGGTGGACATGTCCAGCCGCCTGACCGGCACAGTTACCGTGGACCGGGAACGAGGCTCTGCCGGCGTGGCCACCCTGGTGCTGCAGCTTCTGCCTGGTGCCGTGGTGCCTTCCGACTGGATCGGCCGCACGGTGACCATCCACTACGTCAGCACCGCCCTGGGCGAAACCACGCTGTCCCTGCGCTTCACCGGCCGCATCGTGAAGACCGACTGGGATTCGCTGACGCGCACGCTCAGCTGCCAATGCAGTGACCAGCTGCAGCAGCGTGTGGAGGCCCTGGAGGTCACCGCCATCGATGCGCTCACTGGTGGCTACTGGTCGCCGGACGTGTTCGAAGCGGTCGACGGCCGCAGCCGCTGGGATTACGCGCTTGAGCGCATGGGCACGATACCGGCCAGCCTGGACTCTGCCGCCGACGGCACGCTGCGCGTCAGCAGCTGGTACGCCGCTGCAACGCCGGATTTTGTGTTTGGTCCGGACACCACGGTTTACGAATCCATCCGGGTTTCCTATGCCGAGCTGACCAACCTCACCAACACGGTGAAGATCGAGGCCGACTACCGCTTCGCGCGGCTGTGGCAATGGAACATTCACTATGGGTGGGTGCACCCGGGGTTGGGTGGTAGTTCCGGCGAGGCTGGTTTCTGCAACTGGCGTCAGGACGACACCGAACTGCCGACCATCGACATGGTGCAGTCGGCCACCGAGTCGAGCGGCCAGACCCTACTCGCCGGTGCCAGCTACCAGCTGCTGCCGCCGTCCGGTGTTTATTGCGATCCTCCCCAGGGCTGGACCAACAACTTCACCGACCTGCTGCTGGCCGCTGGCTGGGTGGGCGGGCGCCGGTGGAATCAGCCGGTGACCATGCAGTACCGCATCAACGTGGTGGCTGAGGCGAGTGTGGCCGCCGCCGGCGAGGTGATCGGCCGGGAGCGTGTCGCGCTGGAGGTGCAGAACGACACCAGCGAGGCCTGGGAATCAGGCGAGTTCACCGGTGGCACCACCGGCCAAACCGATGTGATCGACGAAGCCCGCCGGGTGTCGGCGCTGGAGTGCATCCTGCACCAGGCCGCCACCACCGTGATCGGCGCGCATACCCAGACGGAAGTGAGCTGGGATGTTCCCACCAGCATGGTCATGGGTGTGGACCTCACCCACACGCTGCGCCTGGAAGACCAGAACGTGGGCGCCCAGGCGCGCTGCAGCCGGGTGAACGACAGCTTCGATATGGCCAGCGCCATTGCCATCACCACCCTGAGTATCTCGGTGATGCGCGGCGGCGGCACCGTTTCCGATCCTCTGACCGCTCCGGCGTTCGCCGGCTACGTGCCGTCGCCAGGCGACCCCGAAGACCAGGACAAGATCCTGCCGACGCAACTGGGTGGCCGAAACGAAAGCCCGATCTATGACGAGGAAAAGCTGGGCTTTTCGGGCAACTACACCGAGAACGATCTGGACATAAACCCGGATCTCGAACTGTTCCCGCGCCGCCTTGATCTGGAAGCGCCGGAGATCGCCGAGGCGCTGCGCGACGAGAAAGCAACGGAGGTGCCGGTGACCTACCGCGTGGCAATTCCGAACGACTGGTTGGAGCTTTGACATGGCATTGGGAGATGAACGCCGGGCCAGCGGCCGGGCAAACGCTGCTGAGCGCCAGGCCATTGGCAAGAACAACGCCGCCGAGCGTCGCGCGATCCAGACCAACAACACCAACGAGCGCCGAGGCTCGTCGATTCAGGACGACCTCAACAGCCTGATCCGGCCGGAGAAACAGGCCGCCCAGCTGCGCACGGTAGAGCCTCGCGGTTTTCTGCCGGCGCAGCGGGGCAGTGCGCCCTACGTTGCGCCGAAAAGCGCGGCCACCGGCGGCGGTATTGCCAGCCCTCTGATCGAGCCCTCGGCCGCAGCGCGCGAGTACTTCGAGTCGGCATTGATTCCCACAACTGACGGCATGGCCTGGGCCAGGTTCCGCAGCGTGAAGAAGGTGGTTATGACCGACGCCAACGGCGCCGAAGTGGTCTTCGAATACAAGAACGGGCTGGAGTAGCAATGAACTTCATCAACAACTACAGAGCGTCGATCACGCTGCCGCTGGCGGCCACGTCGCTGGCCCTGGCGCTGCCCAATGGCAGCTACCGGCTGACCATCACCGATTCGGATTCATCTCCCACCAGGTGGGAAATCGTCGACGCGGTGGTGGTCGGTGGTACCGCCACGCTTACCCGGGCACGGGAGGCAACGGCCGCCCAGGACTGGCCGGCCGGGAGCGTCATTTACTGCCCGCTGACTGCTGGTCTGCTGACGAGCTTGTTTAGCCAGTTGGCAGCGGCGCAGACCGCGATCGCTGGTCTTACCGCGCGGGTGTTGGCTTTGGAAAATAGCGTGCCGTCTCCTGGTGGTGCGCTGACCGATGAAACCGGCAACCGGCTGGTGGATCACCTGGGCAATCAACTAATCGAGGCATAAGCATGGTCGACAAAATTCACACGATCGTCGCGACCGAATGGCCAAGCGAAGCGCCGCCATCTATCGGCTGCCATTACATGTACAGCGACGCCATTTTCTTTGGTACTGGTACGACCAACCCCGAGGACTGGGTACAGATCCGAGGTGCTCAGGAAGGAGTTGGATTCAACGCCGGAGCCACGTTTTCCCCGACTCGTATGCAGCGACTGATCGCCATCGACGCCACCGGCGAAGCTGGCCCAACAGCGCCCGTGACCACGCTGGAAATGCCGGCCTGGGGAGGCCTCCCGCACGGCTTTGCCATTGATGTGACTAGCGTTGCTGCTGGCGTAACAGTTCCTATCGATCTCGATTTTTCGGCCCTTGGCAACACCAATGCGTTTGGCTTTCAGGGGGATGTCGCTGGAGTGACTGCCACTCAGGACGGCAATGTGTTGAAGCTGTTGGTCACCGATGTCGTGAGGATTTCCTTCGACTATCTGGAGTGGCAGATGAACGAAAGCTCGGCCATCGTCGGGATTTACCTCACGCTCCGTGTCACACCGAACGCATATGTGGCGGTAGAGGGCGCATAGCGTGGGAATTCCGAATAGCGTCTTGGACCCCGCGCCGCACATTTGGGGCTGGCCCTGGCATGGCCTGATCACCCAGGCCGGCGCGCGTGGCACGCTTCCGCTGCCAAGTGGCCGGGTGATTGACTGCCCGGTGTTTGGCGGCAACTGGACGTACCTGTGGGACATCGGGATGCCTGCTGTGGATTACACGCCGGAAGATCCCGATGAACAGTGGCTAACCAAGGGCATCATCCGCGGCGACCGCAATTTCTATCCGATGCGAATTTACGGCGGCCAAGATGTTGGCAGCGGCCCCATCAAGCTCGGCGACCACGTCGGTGTGCTCGGAGTCCAGTTCAACTGGAGCGATGGCGTGATGTCCTTCACCGTGTCCACCAACGTGAACCTTGGCGCCGGCCCGATCTACGTCGAGAAGTACCTGACGATGACCGCGGCCGCCGCCGGCTTTCCTGACACGGTTAGCGGAGGCTTTACGCCTGTTGCTGTGCCGGTGGATAGGAAACCCGACGGCACGGGAATGATCGTCCGTGTCAGCCGCGCCCGGGCAAGCTCGCTCAGCTACGCGGAAGAGACGGTGGCACTCATTGAAATCACCGTCACCGGTGAATTCGCGACGATGAATGCCAGCCTGACGCTGCTCGCTGGCGGAACGGACACCCGGGGCGTAGTGACCGTGACCACCGAGCCGCCACCCGAGCCCGCGGGCGTGGTCACGATCGGCAGCAGTTCGGCAAAGGTCGGAACCTGGATTACCGATTCCCAGATGGACGCGACTATCTGGGCCTGGTACTTGCCCGATGGGTCAGTGGACCTCATTCAGTACCAGGTGAAGATTTACGCTGTGCAAACGAACACCCTGGGCGGCGATGCGAGCAGCCAATCAGGTTCGCTGAATCTTCAGCTCGCGCAAACTCGAACGCTAACGTCGAGCACCGGGGTGGCGACCACCGTGGTGAACAGCTCGGAAGTGGTGAACGGCTCGGTGAATTCTGACGGCGTCATCAGTTTCAGTAGCGATATCAGCATGGACGTTGACGGCTTCGAGGTCATGGCCCTGGCCTCCACGTTCACGTCATCTGGCGCGTTAAATTTCAACAGCTACTGGGAAGCCCTAGAGACGGATGTAGAGCCGATCAACCAGGCGCTTCGGTGGCTGTATCCCGGGGCTATTCCTACTACCCAGGCGTACATCGGTCGGCAATCGCTGATGTCATTCAGCGCGCTATCCAACAAGGTTTTGGATTGCCCGGTGCAATATTTCGATTTTCCTGACCGGTTCGACTCGACCCGCTTGGTGGTGGACTCTGAAGCGCTCACCCCCAGCGGGCGCCATGCTGGCTTGTACACCTACCACACCAGCGAAGCCGGACTTCCCGGTCGTGGGTCAGGCTCATACAACCCCATCACCGGACAGGTTCTGCGCAACCAGAACACCGAGCTTTTTACCTGGGTCTGATCCCGCCACCTTTCTCAATGGAGTAGCCGCATGCAGCCGGCCAATGTCCCCTTGCGCGTCATTCAGGGCGCGACCCTGCGCGACACGCTTCGAATCATGCAGCCGCTCTTCGTGTACCGGCCGATCACCTCAATCGCGCCGGCGGCCCCGGTGCTGTTGACGGTTGACCACGGCCTGCCAGGCGACTGGCTGGTGTGGATTCAGGGCGTGCAACAAATGTCCGAGCTGAACCGGGTGCCTCGCACGCAGGTGCCGCACCGGGTGCAGGTCATCGATGACGACACCCTGGCCATCAACACTATCTCGGCGGTTGGCCGGATGCCCGCCGGCGGCCAGTTGATCTACCAGCCACCGGTGGACCTGACTGGCGCCAAGGCCCGCATGCAAGTGCGCGATGCACCTGGCGGGAATGTGCTGCTCGAGCTCACCACGGAAAGCGACGGCCTGACCATCACCGGCGCCGGCACCATCGTTCGCCAGGTCAGCGCCGACGAAACGGCCGCGTTCACCTGGACCAAGGGCGTCTACGACCTCGAGGTCGAGTATCCCGACGGCACGGTGCACCGCTACTTCGAGGGGGCAGTGACGGTGAGCCTGGAGGTGACACGCGATGGTTGAAACCGGTGAACCCTGGGCGGTGACGGTGGAGGGCGACTGCCCGCCGCTGGTGATCGAAGCCGCCATCGAATACGCCGTAACCGTGGAGGCCGGCGCCGACGTGCTGGTGATCACGGCCGGAGAACAAGGCCCACCAGGTCCGCCCGGAGAGGGCGCCGCCGAGTGGCAAGTAAAAGACTGGTAACCCAACCCTTGCAGGTGAACCAATGGCACAGATTCAATTTTTCAAAGTCACTTCGCTGCCCGGCACGCTGCAGCCCGACTCGTTCTACTACTTGCTCAATGGCGACTACGCCGAGTCGTACCTGACGAACGCGGCCGGTGAGGCGAAGTCTCTGGGCAACAGCGCGATGATCAACGCCCTGATCACTGCCGCGCTGAGCAGCTTGCCAAGCTCTGGAGCCCCGGTGCTGTTCGCCGCCGATATCGCCGCCCGGGATGCCCTTGAGGATGACCTGACCCAGGCTGTGTTTGTCCTGGTGCAGGACGCCACCGGCGACCCAACCGTCGAGGCTGGCGCCGCGCTTTATGCCTGGAACCCGGCCACCAGCAGCTGGCTGAAGGTGGCTGAATACGAGTCGATGGATATCGAACTGACCTGGGATGCGATCACGGGCAAGCCGGTATCGACGCCGACGCAGATCGACGCGGCCGTATCTGCCAGCCACTCGCACGCCAACAAGGCAACCCTGGACAAGTTCAGCGAAGCGGGCGGCCTGGTGCGCTTCAACGGCACCGCCATCCCGGCGGAATGGAACACCACGAACTGGTAGCCCCATGGCAGAGCTCAAAATCCATAAGTTCGTGGCCGCGCTGCCGGGCACGCTGGAGGCGGATGCCATATACTTCGTGCGGGCCGGCGACGGCTACGACCAGTACGTGACCAACCACTCCGGAACCATCGTGGCCTCTCGGTTGAACGTGCCGAAGTCGCTGCCGGTTTACAAAGCCGGCGGCACCGTCCTCAAGCTGGCATTGAACGCCGGCTCTTCCGTATCGGCCTACCTGGCTGGGGGTACTGAATTGAAAGTACAGGTGACCACCAATGGCTAGTCGCGCGTTGAAACTGGTCGATGCAGGAAGCGGGATAGGGGAACTCCGTGAGTTCGCCGACGGCGACGCGCTTACCCTGGCGGGTGCGGTAAATGGCGCGGCCCCTGTGAGCATTGCATCTGCCAGCACCGTGAATATCGGCGCCGCAGCGTCCAACAACATCACAATTACCGGCACCACCACCATCACCGCTTTCGACAGCATCGCCGCCGGCGCCGAGCGCACCGTGGTCTTTGCCGCCGCTCTTACGCTGACCCATAGCGGTACTTCGCTCATCCTACCGGGAGCCGCCAACATCACTACGGTGGCCGGTGACACGGCAACGTTCCTTTCGCTGGGCTCTGGGAACTGGCGTTGCACTTCGTATCAGGCGCCGCAGCTGATCAAGAGGTACACCAGCGGCCTACTCGCATACACAGCCGGATCGCCTATTACGGTCGTGCATGGGTTGGCTGGCACTTTGTTTTCGGTATCTGCGGACGCCGTCTGTATTGCGGCTGATGGCGCGTTCGTAGTCGACGATGTGGTGGTGATGCAAACCGCGACGGATAGCCCCAGTACAAGCACCAGTGGGACGTACGGTTTGAGCATTAAAAAAACCGCGACGAGCTTGATCGTCCGCCCGGGCACATCGGGGCTGGCCGGAATGAATAACTCCACAGGACTTGGTTTCGTTATGAACCCGGCTTGCTGGCGTTTAGTTCTTCGGGTTCTGGCAATCGCCGACAGCTAAGAGAGGCTCAGATGCAGAAGTTTTACGTAAATGGCGATGGCGTTTGCCTAGGTTCGATTGCCGACGCCACCGAAGAACCGCCTGAAGGATGGATCGAGGTGCCTTACGGTCCTGAGAACTCAGACCAGGTTTGGCAGTTCCCTGATGGCCCCTATGGGCCGAGTCGCAGTGCTGCAGTGAACCTGGAAACCGAGTGGCGGGACGGCGAGCTAACGGTGATCGCTCGTCAGCTTGAGGCGATCGAGGAAGCCGCTGCGGCAGCTGAAGAAGGGGAGGACCCACCAGCCGATTTGCTGCCGGGCACTCGAAACAAGTGGCTGAGCTATCGCACCAAAGTGAGTGCCTGGAAAGAGACCAACACCGCCTTTCCTTTCGGAGATAGGCCAGTCCGCCCCGCATAAGACCCACAAGCCCGCCAAGCGCGGGCTTTTTCATGCCTGGAGAAAACCATGCAACTCACCCAGCAGCAGCTGGTGCAGATTCTGCCGAACGCCCGCCCAGTCGCGGGCGTTTTTGCATCTGCGCTCAACGCGGCCATGGCCCGCTTCGAAGTCAACACGCCGGCGCGCGCCGCCGCCTTCCTGGCCCAGGTCGGGCACGAAAGCGGGCAGCTCGCTCACCTGGTGGAAAACCTCAACTACAGCGCCCAGGGCCTGGCCAACACTTGGCCTGGCCGATTCCGAGGCGCCGACGGCAAACCCAACGCGCAGGCCTTGCAGCTGCAGCGCAACCCGCAGGCGATTGCCAACTCGGTGTACGGCGGTCGGCTGGGGAATGGTCCGGAAAATTCCGGCGATGGCTGGCGCTTCCGTGGGCGTGGCCTGATCCAGACCACCGGCCGAGCGAACTACCGCGCCGCGGGCATGGCTCTGGGGGCTGCCCTGGAAACCACGCCCCAACTGCTGGAGCAGCCGGTGTACGCCGCGCTATCGGCGGCTTGGTTCTGGCAAGAGCACGGCCTGAACGAGCTGGCCGACGCAGGCCACTTCGAGGCGATCACCAAGCGCATCAACGGCGGGTTGAACGGCCAGGCCGAGCGGGTGGCGCTTTGGGAAGCGGCGAAGCGGGTGCTGGCATGAACGAGCTGGTACTGAGGGTTGTGGCCTACCTGGTGGTTGGTGTTGTCGGCATTGGCATCGGCTGGCAGATCCGCGACTGGAAAGCCGGCAGTGACGAAGCCTCGCGGTTGGAGGTGCAGCAGGCCCAGCAGGATCTGGCGCGCCAGGTAATCGCCAGCGTAGCGGATAGCACCGCCAAGGCCGTGGCCAGCATCAAGATCACCAACACCACCATCTACCAGAAGACCCGCCATGAAATTATCAAAGAGCCTATGGACCCTGGCTGCCGTCTGCCTGCTGGCTGGATGCGCAACATCAACGCCGCCCGCGCCGGTGCTGATCGATCAGAACCTGCTGCAACCGTGCCCTGATCTGGTGGCGGTGCCGGCGGCAGAGGATGGCACCGGCGACCCGGGCGAGTTGGTGCTGGCGGATGTGGCCCTGGCCGGCCAGTACCTAGAGTGCCAGCGGAACCACCAAGGACTCATTGAGGCTGTAAGGGCACGCTGACTATCCATTCCGTTTTTTTTGGTCGGCAGCAGAGGGGGGGCGACCGTCGAGCAGCTCCTGCCGAAGCTCCAAGACCAATTGCGCGATCGCTCGACTACTGGTCAGACCCGACATAGGAATGCCCGCAAAGGTCATCCCATTCTGCGGGTTGTCGCTAGGGACTACTTGGACAGTAAGAGTTTGCCCGTCGGATGAGGAACAAACACAGCGTTCAGGCAGAAAGGCTTCTTCTATGATGCGGCTGACTTCCAAAACAGAAAGCGTATATCCAAGCATCGGCCACTCCTCGTCGCGTCTTTGGATTGAGGGTGAAGGGGCGGGGATAGTCGCCACCAGCAAGCTCAATAAAATCAGCTGGCGTTGCTCTTGCACTGGCAATTGAGGCGCTCAACTGGTGGTGCGCACACTACGTAACTGGGTCTTCCGAGGGAGGGATCGACCCTTGGGTTGTCCGCCTAAGCCGTTGAAGTCTTGGCCGAACGTCGGTGATGACAATGGCAAGGCTTTCTAGGATATCGCTAAGGGTAGAAGCCCCTTTTAGAGAAGGAGGAGAGGGATCCTGGCCTAGCTCTGCAGAGATAACCGCGAACTTTACGGAGAGAATATTTGGTACTCGCCGGCTTCTAATAATCGCGGTTTTCTCAACGCCGTTCCTGACGTAAAAAATCACTGATTCCATGTGCAGCCTTAAAAAATCGCGCTGTCGTAATGGCCGGAGGGTATCAACCAGAGACGGGAGCTGCGAGAAGGCGTTGTGATATCAGGAACCGCTGGTAATAGGAGGGGAAGCAAATGGGCCTGAAAGGTGTCGCTTCTTGTTCCGAAAATGCTAGAAGTGCCTTATCCCGAACGCGATTGCCGTTTGTCGAAAAACGCGGTCGGGGCTAGGTAACACTATGCCACCGGGGGCTCGATGCGCTCTATCAGTTCCGGGCCTTGGTTCTTGGGGCTGCCAACAGCTTTCGAGACGGGATACCAAACGAACGCCTCAGCGCCCAAACCGTGATCGGTTGCTATCGCCAAAGCTCTGGTCTCGTCCGTTGCGGAGTCGAGCCATTCGGTAGCTAGCGCCGGCGGCAAAACCACGGGGCGCCGGTCGTGGATATCAAGCAGTCCAGAGTCCGCCGCTGCGGTGATTATGGTGAACCCGTCCCCATCGGACTGCTTTAAACCTTGCGTCACCTGGCAGATCGAAGCGAAGAACAGCGGGGCCCTGTCTTTCGCCCTGATGAAATAGGGCTGTTTGATTTTCGGGTCGTCCGGGTGCCTTACCCATTCGAACCAGCCATCAGCGAGAGCCAGGGCGCGGTGCTTCCAGATACTTCGAAAGAACTTACCTGTGGCCACCGTCTCCACTCTGGCGTTAATTGCCGCTGCCATTCTTCCTTTCGCCCACTGAGGCGCCCATCCCCAGCGTATGGCCTCGGCTGCCAGCCCATTCCCAGTGTCATAGATGATCGGCGCCTTCTGGGTTGGGGCGATGTTGTAGCGCGGTCCGGCAGCCGGGTCAGTCCGGTCCTCGATCGGCTGCATGATCGCCAGCACGTCCCGCCACCGGTCAAGGTCCTGCTCTTTCGCGTAGCGCCCGCACATTTCGCCCACCTCGTCGTTCTACCCAGTAGCTGTGACCAACTGTAGCCCTAAGCGTGCGAGCTCTATCGGAAGGTGAGGTTGCCGCCCTGCTGGTACTCAATTGTCCCGGTGCGCACCTGGTCCCCGTAGGAGACGGTGATGGTGGAGGCGTCGGCCGGCGTTTGGTCGTCGGGCAGTTGGATGGAGAACATGCCGGGCATCACCTCCAGCAGCAGGACGCTTACACCGGGGAGCTCCGCTTGGGTGACTTCATTGGAAACGGTCACGTTGGCCAGGCCTTCGTGGTGGATTTTGCCGCTCATAAAAACCTCCGCAATCAGAATGCTGTATGTGCATACAGTATTATGGCTTCGAGCGGTTTTCGAGGATGGTCAGACGAAATGCAGAAGGGGGGGTGTGCGTTGCCCAGGACGGGCTGATGGCTGTACCAATTTCTGTACCAATGCATGGGGATAGCAGGGGAAGTTGGCGGGTGAAGCGGGGTAGGAACAACGAGGGAATGCGCCCTACAGGCCCCTATGACCCCCGAGGGGCATCATAAGGAAATGTCGGTAGGTCAGTGTTTGATCAGGGCGGAAGCGAAGGAGACAAGGAAAACAACGATGAGCACGAACACGATCACGTGCACCGGCACAATACCTTCGGAGGCTGCATCTGCAGCTTCCTTGGCTTGCTTTTCTGCTATATCCCGTTTGCGCTGTTCTGCCGCTTCCAGTTCCCTGGCTTTCTTTTCAAGGCTCGCCTGCTCAATGAGCTGGGCCACTCGATACTTGATGTACAGAGCCTGGGCTTTCGACTCGACCCCGTCGGCTTCGGCAAATGCCTTAGTGCGGATGCCCTGCTTGTAAATGCCGTTGCTGATTTCTTCGGCAACCGCTTCGTAAAATCGCTCGTCATCCATAACCAGACCCCTTTTTTCCTACGTACATTACCAGGCTTGCCCCGCGCAGCAAGTGGGCCGCGCGCCGAGTTCGGCGTACAAATAACGGCCGCATCGCCTTGATTTCATTAAGTCGCGCATCTGATTCGTAATCAGGAGGTCGGGGGTTCGATTCCTCTCAACGGCACCATCGCTCTAGCGTTCGTCCCTCTTATAGCCAATTCTCTGACCAGCGGTGTTGCGAACCATTCTATTTTGGCGCGAAAACTGCTATTTCGTTGCGCGTGGCGCTATGCACCTCACACCGCTGGCCCTGGCCAGGTCCGCTTGTCAGTGGATCTTCAGGCGGGGTGCGACGCCATTCATTGTTGGGTAACAGCACATCATTAGTGTTGTGAGCTGGCCATTTTTGAGCACATTTGGACGACCACTCCGACCGCCGCACCCTTGCGGTGCTGATCGTTACCAGCCTGGCTGATGACGCAGGGAGCACCATCGCCGTTCTCCAGATTGGAGGCGACACCGCCACGGGCCCGCCGGTCTTAATCTGGGGGATACCGTAATGCCCACTACTAGTTACTTAAGTGCACCTTTACCGCCACCACTGACTGACGTCGACACCATCCTGCTGGTTGGCGCTTCCATCGAGAACGGCATGGCCAACGGCTTTCTCGCCGCCGGCCTGGACTACATACAGGTCGGCCACGGCCTGAGTGACATCGTGGCCGTGCAGTACTACGGCTTCAGTGGCATGGACCCTGACGGCATTTATGCCAAGTGGACCACCATCGTCAAGCCGGCCCTGGCCGCCCGCAGTGATGGCGGCGCCGGCGTGCTGATTCTGTCGATGCCAACCGGCAACGCCGTCACGGCCTTGGTGCCTTATGCCAATGCCAATCCCACCACCCTGGCGCAGAAGAAAGCCACTCTGGACCTGTTGAATGCCGAGATGAAGGCCCAGTGCGGTGAGGATCATGTACTGATCTTCGATAACACCTTTCGCCTCTACGGCTCTCCTGCAACCACGTGCCTCACCAATCAGAACATGGGCGCCAAGCCCTTCAATGAAGAGTGGATCGACCCGCTTTCGCACATCACACCCTGGAATTTCTACTGCCGCTCCTACGGCTATCCCTATCCGATTGCCTATAACTGGTACA